ATCGCCTCACACGACGGCTGTCACAAACAAGCGTTGGAACAGGAGCTGAACATGACGACCGCATCATCCAGCCGCAACACAGATTGGCTGAGTGATGGACGCATGGGCATCAAACATGCCGGCTTAGGGCTCATCACAAAGGAGCAAGACGGACGGCGACAAAGACTTCGCCTCACACCTAAAGGCAAGCAACTTGCCAAGCAAATGAAAACCATCATTTATGGCTAAACAATTCACCTGGGGTGAAGCCGTAGAAATCACATTACGTACACGTCCAACGTGGCGTAACGGATCGGGGCGCAAGCCAGCGATCATCAACTGCGGTCACTTCACCCGACTCCAAGGACTCAGCTTCCCTTGCAACCGCATCAACGTCACCATCATGGAGGACATTGGTGTTGAGCTGGAAGAGGAAGGCAAGTCAGACGCCACGATCAACCGTGTCACGTCTGCTGTGTCCACTGTGCTCAACCACTGCCATCGGCGTGAGTTGTGCAACAAACCTCCGACGTTCACTAAACGAAAGGAGGATGAAGTACGCCTCACTTGGTTCTCCAAGGCTGAGGTTGATCAGCTCATCCACGCAGCGATTGACCCGTTTGATCGCAAGGACGTGGCTGACATTGTTGCCATGGCTGCCTACACAGGCATGCGACAGGGTGAGCTGTTGAAGATCAAGGCACGTGACATTGACTTAGGCGCTGGTCTGATTCATGTCGGTGGACGCCCTGATGTAAAGACAAAACCTGGCAATTACCGTGCCATTCCTGTCCATGAACGTATATCAGGTCTGCTCTCTGAGCGTCTTGAGTACCTCTCACCCAACGTGAAGGTGTTCGGTGACGAATGGAATGACAAGGACCAATTGCTGAGGTCATTCAAGCGAGTACGTAAGTACGCAGGCTTGGATCCGTCCCTTGTGTTTCACAGCCTGCGGCATTCATTTGCCACATGGCACGCACAAGCAGGGACACCCATGCGAACACTCATGACGCTCATGGGACACAAGCGCATCGAGACCACCCTTCGTTACGCAAAGACCACGGACTCAGCCTTAAACGAGGCTATGGCTGCGATCTAAGCGTGTCTACCGGGTGCGCTGTGCTACCTTTTCTCGGTCGGAACGCCGACGTTCTCAGCGAGTCTCATCGCTGGAATCCCCACGCGGATGTGGCGGAATTGGTAGACGCGCTAGTTTCAGGTTCCTGAGCGTCTAAAATACGCATGTGAATAGGTCAGGTTGAGACGCCTGACCTTTCTTTCACACTCATCAATCCACTCCGGTATAGATCTAAATACCGGATCTAACGCGCATTCTTATTGGCAACTAAGGCAGAGATCCACGAGCAAGTGGAGCTTGAGCGTGAGCAGATACGCCAGGGACTCAAGCAACTACACGACAACAACCGAAAACTAGAAAACAAAGAGTATGCGTCTGCAAGTGTGTATGGCGTGGCTTCTATTGAGCAGCTTCTGCCTCTTGTGGTCGGACGTATTCAGGCGACTAATGATCGAATAAGGGAACGCAAAACCGGCAAATCCTTCAAAGAGATCATCCAATACCTAGCCGACATTGAGCCTGAGGCTGCCGCGGCCATTGCTTGTAAGGTCACCTTCGACAAGGTGTTCAGTACAAAACCAAACGCAAATAAAGTCCAAAACGTCACGGACGCGATTGGGCAGGCGGTCGAAAACGAGTGCATGATGCGGCACTACGAACGCAAGGTGCCGGGTCTCCTACACACGATTAAGGAGAACTACTTCCATAGATCCATCGGCACGCATCAAAAGGTCAAGGTCATCACGACGTTGATGAACCGCTACGACGTACCACACTGGAAGTGCTGGGGCATCTCTAACCGCATCAAACTTGGTGGCTGGCTCCTTGACTGCATCATCGAGTCAAGTGGGTGGTTCACCAAAGAGCTGCGACGTGAAGGACGTAAAACACACACGTTCATCATTCCCAGCACGCACTTCCTATCCATTAAGGAAGAAGTGATGGCTACTGCTGAGCTGTTCAGTCCGCTGGCTTGGCCGATGCTGATCGAACCGAACGACTGGACCAACGAACGGCAAGGCGGATACCTCCTAAACGAGGTGATGCGTGGGTACGACATGGTTCGTCGGGGCAATAACCGCCTTATACAGGGAGAAACACCAATCGACTTTTTGAACAAGATTCAAAAGGTTGGCTACACGTTGAACCCGTTCATTGTTGGTGTCGCAGAGACACTGCTTGAGCGGGGGATACAGGTAGGAAAGTTCATCCCTATTGTGGAATTACCTCTACCACCTAAGCCTTACGACATTGCTGAGAACAAAGAAGCTCGGCATGACTACAACCGTAAGGCTGCAGAGGTACACAACACAAATGCACAAGCGTTTCAACGGTCATGTCGTACAAGGATGACCATGAACGCAGTGAAAGTATTTAAGGACAAAGAGAAATTCTTTATTCCTTGGAGCTTTGATTACAGAGGTAGGGCATACCCAATACCTGCCTTCCTCACACCACAAGATACTGATTTCGGTAAATCACTACTCAAGTTTCATGAACAGTCATTCATGACTCCTGAAGCTGAGCAGTGGCTTGCCTTCCAAGTGGCAACTACCTACGGCAAAGACAAAGACACAATGTGTGATCGTCTTACGTGGGTAGCTGAGAATCACGATCTTATTTCACGAATAGCCAAGGATCCAATTGGCAACCGACCTGAATGGGAAGGTGTCGAAGAGCCTTGGACTTTCCTTGCCGCATGTGATGAATACTATCACTGTGTCATTGAATGTGATCGTACTCATACTTCACTACCTGTTGCCGTAGACGCCACCTGCTCAGGATTGCAGATCCTGGCAGGGCTCGCCAGGGATGCAAGCACAGCACGACTGGTCAATGTTCTTCCGAGTGATAGACCCCAGGACGCATACAAGGTAATAGCCGAACAAGCTAAACCACATGTACCTGAGTGTATCCGTCCGCACATGGACAGGAAAACGACCAAAAGAACCGTGATGACGGTGCCTTACAACGCAAAGCCTTTCAGCAACAGGGGTTACATCCGTGAAGCTTTGAAAGAGAAGGGTGTTGAGGTGGAAAAGGATGACCTCACCGCAACTGTTAAAGCAGTGCGGGATGCCATGAACGTCATTGTTCCTGGTCCCATGAGTGTCATGAAGTGGATTGAGTCGGAGGTAGCTGCTGCCATTGACCATGGTGCAAAAGAACTTCAATGGGTGACACCTTCTGGGTTTGTTGTGACACAAAAGCTGATGAAGAAAAAGATTGAAGAGATTCAGCTTCAACTTCTAGGCAGGTGTCACATCAAAATCGCTACAGAAGATGGAGACAAAGTCGATAGATCACACCACAAAAATGCAACAGCTCCGAATCTAATCCATTCACTCGATGCATCACTCTTACACCTATCTGCATTACGCTTCGACGCTCCGATTTCCCTCATACACGACTCGGTACTTTGTCGTGCTACTGACATGTCTGTTTTATCAGCCATTGTTCGTGAGACATACATGCACCTCTTTGCGGAGCATGACTACTTAAAAACCTTTGCTCAATATATTGGAGCAGAGACTGAACCACCGATGTGTAACACACTCGAACCTGCATCGGTTATTGAATCTACCTATTTTTTCTGTTAATGGCACGTACCATTTTTAAAACTGAAGAGCCTGTTGTCCTTGAGGGATATCAGGCTGTACTGAAACCAAGCAAGTTTGGCTTTAGCCTTTCTGCGATTGTTGATCAGGACATGGCTGACCAGCTTGAAACTGATCGTCCTGATAGCCTCAAGTGGGCTGAGTCAAAACTGAAGAACCCGAAGCGTTCTGTTCTCAAGCCTGAGCCTTGGGAAGAGGTGTCTGAAGGTAAGTACAAAGTGAAGTTCTCTTGGAATGATGCTGCTAAGCCTGGCATCGTTGACACTGAGGGTACTGAAATCACTGACGAGAACATCCCCCTGTACAGCGGTAGTAAGGTGAAGCTTGCCTTCTACCAGAAGCCTTACATCCTCAAGGACGGTGTCACGTATGGCACAAGCCTGAAGCTGGTAGGCGTACAGATTGTGTCCCTTGCATCTGCCGCTGGCGTTGATGTTGGAGACATGGAAGACACGGACGTGGCTGCTTTGTTTGGCACGACCAAGGGCTACAAAGCAAGTGAGCCCAATGTCCAGAACGATGCAGGTGAGCCTGAGGAGGACTTCTGATGATTGATTTCCAAGTATTCAAGAACGAAGACCTTGGTCTTTACGAAGGTCGTCTGACCGTATCCGTCCCTGAAATCACAGTGACTCGGTTCAAGGCTGACCGGAATGACTTCAAATATGAGATGCGTCGAGCTGTCTCTGAGATTGTCGAAGAGATCATCGAAAAGAACATCGACGACTAATGCTGTCACGCTCTGAGAAAATCAAACAAATCAAGAGAGTTATTGCTTCTATGAAACAAAGAGACCCTGAACGCATGGCAAGGGTTGAAGCTCATCATCAAGAATATGGGCAAACTTATCTTGAATACAAAATTGAACTAATGGATTTGATGGATGGCATTCCGATCCGGTCTTGAGGAGAAGGTCGCTGATCTTCTCGTCGAGCTGGGTGTCAAATACGAATATGAAAGTACAAAGGTTCCTTATGTAATCCAACACTCTTACACACCAGACTTCATTCTTCCGAATGGGATCTGGCTTGAGTGTAAGGGTTACTGGGACAGTGCAGACCGTAAGAAGGTCAAGTCAGTCATCGAACAAAACCCTGACATTGATCTTCGTATGGTCTTTCAGGCACCCTACAACACTATCTCTAAAAAATCGAAGACTACCTATGCCAAGTGGTGTGAACGCCACGGCATTAAATGGGCGTCCTTCGCGACTATCCCCATTGAATGGCTCACATGAGCGACACAGAATTTGTAAGGCACATGCCTTGCGACCAGTGTGGGTCATCAGATGCAAACAGTTTGTACTCTGATGGCTCCACTTTTTGTTTTAGATGTCATGCCTATTCGCATGGCGACAATGACGTTATTCACACTCATCAACGCGTGTCCAATGTACGATTACAAGGATCAGCCGGAAGGTTGCAATCACGAGGAATCTCTGAAAAGACAGCCGAGCTTTTCAAAACATACAAAGATGGAAAGGTCCTACGCCACTATTATTACGACAGCTCTGGAACGCTTGTCGGAGCAAAAGTAAGGACAACAGATAAGCAGTTTAAGTGTGAGGGAGAGGTCAAGACCCTGTATGGGATGAACCTCTTCAAACACAAGACAACTTCAAAGCAAAAGAAGCTTGTCATCGTTGAAGGCGAAATGGATGCCATGAGTGTCTGGGAAGCACAACCCAAATGGGATGTGGTTTCTATTCCGAATGGTGCACCTGCTGCCAAGAAAGCGATCCAAAATAACTATGAATGGATCACTTACTACGACAAAGTAGTCCTATTCTTTGATAACGATGAAGCCGGTCAGAAGGCTGCTAAAGAAGCCGCTGGGGTGTTACCACCTGGCAAGGTTTACATCGGCTTTCTAGACGATTACAAGGACGCCTCAGAGGCTTTACAGGC